AAGCATTGCGTCTGCCATTCTGTATGCGCCTCGTGTAATTCTTTCAAACCATTCTTGGTCAGAGTGAGGGGCAATTTCGTCTGCAAAACTCTGCATAGCCAGCACCGCAAAGTGGTCGCGCAGTGTCATGTCCTTTGCGTAGCCGCCAGTGCGTGCCATCCAAGTCGGGTCTTCAATAAGAGGATAGTTTTTCATTTTTTACCCTCCGTAGACTTAAACTCATCCAAACGGGAGTTAAGACGCAAAATGCGCGCTTTGTTATAGGTAACGATAGATTGGGCATACTCTACCGCCGTTTCTGCTTGGAGTTGCTCAAGATGCGCCTCTGCCAATTCAGCCGCTATCATTTCTAACGGAGTGGGCACTTTCCAATAGTTTTTTAAGAAATCAAAGAATTTCATAATTTATTCTCCAATGCCGTGAAGTTTTTCTAGATCCCGCGAATACTTAAGCATGGCTTGGTAAACAATATCTTCTGCCTGCTTGCGCAAGGCCTCTTGGATAACTGGACCAACGCTTTGTTTCCAAAGCTCTCTAAGCTGCTCCTCACTTATGGGCTTAGCCGCCTTGCGAAGGTTAGCAATCTGTCTTTTTCGCCATTCGTCGCCCGGATCGATGTTACAAAGGTTTTCAAAATCTTGTTCTTGCATTAAGATTCTCCTGGTGTTAAAGTTTATTAGGCCGCCCCTAGTATAGGCAATTGCTGGTATAATTCCAGCCTTTTTTATACTAACTTAATTCCGAGGTCTTCTAAGATAGCACTAGCCTCTTCCGCATACCAATCGTAGTTGATATCGGAGGGCAACTGGGCAGGTAGTTCCATAAGCGGGCAAGCTCCGTCGGACTTTGCAACCTTGTTGCCAGTAGATGCGTAGATGATTTCGGTCTGGGTATTGGTGCTGTAATACCACCGAATTGCCTTACCAAGGTAGATGTCCTCATACACCGCCCCGCCCCTGACCGTTCGAATGGCGACAAACTTCTTGATGTCGGTGCATTCTTGGATAGTTTGGAGCAACGGAATGCCTTGGGAAAGGAACTTCTCCACCGCCTCTATGCAAATAGTAGTCGTCGGGTTCTTATGTAGTCTAAAAATAGAGGGATGTGTGTCTGCCCACGGGTTGGCGTAGGCGCCTTTATTCTTTGTCCCACCCTCTTTCTTAAAGGCGATGTAGTTGTTTACGTCCCTGCTATAAAGGGCAAGGTATTCTACCGCCTCTGTCTCAAATCCGGTCGCCTTTTCCCACTCCGCAACAACCCCCAAATACGCAGGTTTAAGGGCATTCGGTATCTTGGACACCACCCCGTCTGTGTTTGCCGAAATAACGGCTATATCGGCAAGCTCAAGGGATTCTATAAGCATAAGCAATCCAAGCTGTCCCGTAATGGTAACTTGGAAAAGAAGGCTAGGGGAGTAAAGGACAGACCACTTCGATCCCAGCTTGCCAAACGTGCCGTTAACTGTAATCTTAAAGCTGTCCGCCATAACCTTATTCTTAGACCGCTTAGCTGCCAGCCGCCTGTCCACAATTCCTTTATAGACCTGCAAAAACTCCTTGCCTAGATGCTCAGGATAAAGCCCGCAGTTAAGTATTAAAGCCGGGTAGTAAGACGCCACATCCCTGTCTTCTAAAATAAAAGAACCGTCGCAATGGTGGTAAGTGCTCTTTTCGCAGGAATGAAGTCCCCCGATGCCCATCTGGTACACACCATTGGCAATCTTAATCTTAAGCTCTGCAAGCTCTTGGGGCATATCGGTGTAACCGTCTTCCCCGACAACAAAGTTCATGGCTCTAATCTGGCCCAGTACTCTGCGCATATACGGGGTTTTAAATTTGACAAACGCAGGGGGAACATACTTAAAGACAGTTCCGGGCGCAACCTCCGCCTTGCCCACCTTACATCCAAGCTTCTTTAACTCCCCTGTGATGATAGCCTCCGCGATCTGCGCATCCCCTTTAGAGCGGAGGTCCTTTTCATACTCCCCGCTAAGAGTCATGCGTAAAGAAATCTGCTCCTCCACCGCCCAGTAAAGTATTTCCGTTAAGTCCAAATCGTTAACGCAGTACCAGCGGACAATAACCATCTGGTCAGGGCTAAGGGTAGCCTCTGGCGGAAAAGGCAAGTCCCACATTCTGGGGCAATGGAGCCGCCCACCATAAAGTTTTAAAGACGCGCCTAGCGGGGCAACTTGGATTAAATCTATGTGGTTATAGTCGGGCTCGGGACACCCCGCCTGCTTTGCCAGCTGCCATCCAGGAGTAACATCGGACACAATTATGTCACTTGCCTCCTTTAACTGCTGGCAACTAGCACCTGCCAATGCAAGCTGGAGCATGGGTAGGTCGTAGGCAATGCTATTAAACCCAATAAGACAGAAGTTCCCGGCAACCCACTCCAACTTTACAACGTCTAAGGGGTGGCTGTCATACATTTCAAAATAAACAACTTTCTTGGAGTCCAGAGAACGAAAGCAAACAAGAAAGTAGTTAGAGTAGCACTCTATGTCATAAAGTAGCTTTGTCCTGCTAATAGCGGCATCTATCAACTCCTGGTCACCGAAGAGCAAGACGTTAAAGGCCCGCGCCCTTTCTATGTCGGGCAAGTAGCCTGGATCTTCCCAGCTCCTATACGGTGCTATCCGCTTAGCTACTACCTTAGTAGTCTTCCGGACCTCGGGCTCTGGAGGCAAGTCAACCCAGAATAAGCCTTCGCTATCAAACCTCATTGCCTAACCCCAACCATCATGCCTTCTATGCCATTACCTTTAAAGAAAACAGGTTTGGGGTATTCTCCAGGTGTCCACTCAAGCGCAACCCCGAGAACAAGTTTTAACACCTCTGCCCGATAGACCCCTACGCCTTTCCAATCAAACCCAATCTCCGCCGATTGCAACCCGTTTGCTGTGGTAATAGAGCCATCCTTAAAGAAGATGCTGGGAAATTTAACGTCTGGGCAAAATGGGATAAGCTGGTCCACAGCATTTAGCAGGTCGTCTGGGACTTTTTGAAACTCCCTCTTTACGTCAAACATCTTGGAAATGCTGTCTGGCCATTTATCGGTGTAGAGCTGGGCGCGGAGCCATGCCCCTTGGAACTTAAAAGAGATAGACGAGTCGCTTACCCATATCTCCAAAACGGGTTGGTTAATTTCTAGCACTTCCTGGACTATGTAGCCCGGAAGATTTATAACCGGGCCATCCCATGCCATGGCAACACGGGCCATAGTTACGTTGTTGGTTGCATAAAAATAGCCCGGACGGGTGCATATGCCAAGAGACCACGGGCGGGAGGCGTCTTGGCTAATAAACGGGTAGAGTTTGCGCAACCCGCTTAGAAAATTGTCAGGCACAGTGACTTGGACTGCGTTATCGGGTTTAAAGGTTTGGCGGGGGTAGTCCTTAACATTAAGGCTGGGCAAAGTAACCCGGAAACGCTTTTGGCTAATCTTAATAGTACCATCTGCGTTCACCACTATGGTAGGGGATCCGTTACAGGCATTTACCGCTTTAATAAACTTTTCAGCAGGGGCGGTAAAAGAATGCCCGTCCAAATCCGGGCAATCAACCTCTATTGCCATTTTGGAGTCAGCCCCTTGGATCTTGCCATCGTAGACGCAAATGTGGGTTAGCATCCTGATGACATCCTTATCCGCTGTTGCTCGGTTAACTAGTTTAAGCGCATCTAGCATGGGTTCTCACAATTCAAATAAAGTTTCTTGGATAGGCTTGGGCTCGAATTTAAACCTCTTTAACCACTCTATGATCTCCAAGCCGTTAAGCAGCTTACGGGCCATGTGGTCGGTTCTAAGCAAGTCGACACTAATTTCATGGAAAGCTGCCCGCTCTTCTATCTTGGCTTTAATATTCTTATCACCATTGTCGTAATGCTTACCTTGGTTAAACCTGTCCGGGCTCTCTACCGAAATATTTAGAGACACCCAGTTATAGTTTTCGTCTAGTACATCTACCTTACCCATGGCGCCAGAAAAGAGCCAGGCAGCACTATCTACCGACCACCATGGAACACGGGACATCATTTGTACCCCGGTGGTGGCAAGGCCATGCGTCCGCTTACCTGCCGGAAGTTTGTCATGGACTTCCTCCGACCAACGGACCCGTGTCCATTCAGGCAAATCATTTCTAGGAGATGCGCAGATATATTCCGCCATGGAGCATATCTCCAGCATGCGGGCTTGGGATTCATTTTGGTGGTAAACAGGCACCACTATGTCTCCAAATTCTTTGGAAAGGATGTTAAAGTTAACGTCCGATTCGCGAATTGCGTCTTGGACTTCTTCGGCAGATGCGGTCTTACCGGGACTTCCCGGAATAACGTCTAGCGAAATGAGAAATACCTTTACCTTGCTTAAGTCAACCAAGGCCATGACTTCGCTATAGATCCGGATAAGATCGTCTATCTTAACGAGGTGTCCGGACTTCCAGGCAGTAAAGGCACCGGAGTCCAGCATAAAGTAGCGAACTTGGTTATCTTTTTGGGAAACCAAGTTCGCCCACCGCTTGGCGTCTCTTACATAGTTGCCGTGGCAGGAGCACAGTCTACACTGGAGCTCCTTTACCAACTTCTCCTCCTCGGCACCGGCCCTGCCCATGTTGCCAGAGAGGAAGAAGTTTAGGTTGTAATCAGGCAACAGCATTTTTATGCCAAGTTGCTGTTGGCCAGAAAGCAATGCCGCCCCGAGGGGTAAACTGCCCGATTACCTTAATGTACTCAGGCTGGAGGAGGTCCACCAAGTCATTACACATACGGTTAACGCAAGCTTCATGAAACTCCCCTTGGTTTCTAAAAGACCCAAGATAGAGTTTCCAAGCCTTAGATTCCACTACCCACTGGTCGGGAATGTATTCCACGATAATGGTTGCAAAATCCGGTTGCCCTGTTAGGGGGCAGAGGCTGGTAAATTCGGGCGCCGTAATGGTAACGGTTCCGGCACACCCGGAAGGATTGCTTGTCTTGAACGGGTTAGGAAATCGCTCTAGTACCGATTTGTCAGCACCCTCCTTGTCGTAAAGAGGTTTGTTAACAGCGGAGTTACCCAGCGCTTTAAGATTTTCGTGAAATTCCATTATGCTTTCTTTCAAAGTTAACGGCATAGAGCCAAGAATTCGGAACGGGCTGCGCCCTCTTCCTTAAAACAACCCCGAAGGGCTGAGGTTACTGTGATACTATTCGTATGGTGGACACCACGAGAACAGACACACATATGCTTAGCTTTTAAAACTACTCCTACCCCTAGCGGTTGGAGGTGTTCGAACATAGCATCAGCAATCTGGGTGGTAATACGCTCTTGTACCTGGAGGCGGGAAGCGTAAAGTTCTACCAATCTATTCATCTTAGACAGACCTAAGATACGTCCGTTGGGAATGTAGGCAATGGAGGCAGTTCCGAAGAAAGGCGCCATGTGGTGTTCGCAATGGCTATAGAGGTCAATATCCTTAACCACCACCATTTCATTACACCCCTCTGCCCCATCTTCAAATGTCTTAAGAATCTCCTTAGGGTCTTGGCCGTAGCCCCTGCACCAATGCTTCCACGCTTTAAGAACCCGTTTGGGGGTTTCCTGTAAGCCTTCCCGGTTCGGGTCTTCTCCAATGTAAGACAGAAGACCGGTAATTAGTTTTTCGTTATCCACTTTAACTCCTGCAATAAGAGGCTGAGTTACTGGGGGTTTCGCGAACCTCTACCTTAATAATTCGGCAGCGGTCAGCGTAACCATTTTCGGGCATCCAAATTTCATCTATGTACTGGTAAAGCCATTCGGACAGTCCTTCGCAACCAGTCTTTTCTACCACTGTCATCTTAATAAGATTTTTGCTATGAAGCATCTCGAAAGTTTTAAACTCAGGGTCGTCTTGGGCAACTAGACAAGTATGGTCAAACCAGTCGTCTAACTTTGCTTTTAGACTTTTAAGAGACCCAAAGTCCACCACCCAATTACGGGCATCTAAATCATCACTTTCAAATTCAAAGTGGAAGCCTAAGGCGTAGCCATGAATCTTATTGCAATGCGACTCCGCCCGGTGCTGGCGGTAAGCAACTGCGTACCCTCTTTCAGAGGTATAGGTTTTAGTACTGCGATATGGCATTCCAACGCCCTCCTATGTATCTGCCGGTTTGTCCTTTAATGGTCAGGGGCAATGTGGTTCCAAGCTGGTCTAGCCAGAGGGTGGCACCTTTAAACGGGCCGTCAACGCATTTGTAGGCGGACTTGCTACGGGCAAGTTCTTTGGTATGGTTTTTCTTTTTCATTAGTCGACTCCTAGCAGTTTGTGTAATTGAATTCCCATACGATAACCGTGGGTTAGACAGAAGTTGGTTGCAAACTTTAAGTTAGCTTCGTTCTTTGCATCGTCATGGTCGTCTCGGGGCTGAACCCAGATAGTTGTTCCTTCTTTAGGACGGGCCAACTTAACCGCCTTGGCTCCCGGTTGGGTCTGGGTAACTATCTCTCCTTCATCATCCACATCCCCTGCCCCCACCACGTATTTGAAGTGTTTGCAACGGTTTAGGATCTCTTTATGTACTTTGCCCGTTTTGGGGGAGCATACCAAGGTAACATCACATTCTTCTAGTCCGGGTACCCAGACAGTCCCGGCGGTTTCGATTTGGACTCTAAACTGCCTACGGGTAAGTTCTTTGATTAAAGGCACTAGGTTTTGGAGCATGGGCTCCCCGCCGGTAATGACAACTAATTTCGTTCTTGCCATTGCCCGGACTTGGACCTCGTCTACTAAATCGTCTAGCATATGAAACCGGGCATTGGATTCAAAATCCGTGTCACACCAAGTACACCGCAGGTTACAACCTGCTAGGCGAATAAATACCGAGGGCATGCCGTTATACGGGCCTTCCCCTTGGATGGTGTAAAAGACGTCTACTATGTTTAAGTTTCCGGTAGGCGCCAGGTGTTGTGAAATAACGATGTTTTTACCGAACATAATTTAACGCTTTAATTAGCGCCTTGGTTGTATAGTTAACCGATTTAGGCAAGTCCATTAAACCTTCTTTCCATGCTCTAAGCACCAAGGGATCTGGTAAACCTGCTTTCTCAAACCCGTCCGCCCGAAGCACATTAGCGTGGTTCATATCGGTAGGGGGATACTTGCCGTCGTAGGACGTATGTGACCAGCCTAACGCCTCCCAGCAACCGGAAATGTCAAATGCCCAAAGAACCGTTTCCGACTTGCTCATATTCATAAGCGGGGTGTGGATGGTAATGGGGGTGGTTCCCCGATGGTCATGGCCCAGAGCGGTATTGATATAGCGCTCAGTTGCCTGGATAAACACTGCCCGGCAATCGTCGTAGTTGGCATTGTCCATTTGGCAAACGCCTGTCACAATATTGGGAATGCCCATTGCCTCCGCCCGGTTAGCTGCTATGGTTAAGAATAGGGCGTTGCGCATGGGTACAAAAGTAAGCTCCCTGCGGTCACCAATGGTCTCATCCATCTGCTCCGCGTTTTCGTATTTCTCCAACGGGGCGTTGCTTGTAAGAGGGGATTTGGAGATAAGGCAGTTAGGTACCTTAACTACTTCGTAGTGCTTTACCCCTGCCATTCGGGCAACTTTAACGGCAGCCTCTACCTCAATTATGTGACGCTGTCCGTAATCAAAAGTGATCGCGCTCACCTCGTCAAACTTTTGCTTAGCCCAGAAGAGGCAGGTTGTAGAGTCCTGCCCACCGCTTAGCACTACTAGTGCTTTGGTTTTCATTTGAGTCCTTTCTTTTTACCAACGAGCCCCGTATAGCGACGCCATACACAATGCTCAACAGACGCAGTCCGAAGGCTTATTCCTTCCTCTGCGCACAATATGAGTACTTGACGGCGGAGTTTGGGCTCCCCTGTCTTGTAAACCTCATCACTAATGTCCCACACCCGCCGGTTAATGGAGTTAACCCGCGGGCGTTGAACCCCGTTTTTAATGTCTGGAATTTTTCGAGTAGTCATACCCGTATTATACCAAGACAAGTCAAAAAGGAATGACCATAATCCACTTAAGACAACCGTAAACTACTACCTTCGCAGGGAGTGGGTAAGACGGTGCCAAGCTACAACGCTCATCCTCTTCTTTAAAGTTTTCGCAGTTAAGGCAACTCCTAACGATGCTGGCCTTGACCAATTCTTCATGCAGGGTCTTTTTAAGTTCAGAAGACATAGCCCATTACCTCAGGATGCTTGGTGTTAATCCAGACACGGATCTGTGTCGGAGTTTTAAGTTCGTCTTTTCTAGAAAGCGCCTCTGTTACCGTTAGGGGAGAGGGTTTATAGGCACGCTCGCCCCACCAGAGCTTAGCGCGGTGGGCGGCATAACCCGGATGCTCAAAGCATACCCATTGCTCAAACCTGCGTAAGCCACACATATAGGCAACCCGGAGGGAGGTAGGCTTGCCCACCTTTACATGCTCATAGTAGCTAATTCCCGTTACGTCAAAGTTAACTATCTGGGGCAAATCATCCGCTATTACTTGCTGGAGGGAGGAGGTCGCCTCTATCTTAATGATGGTCGGGAACTCGTAGCCGCAGGCATCACATATCCGGACAGAGGCATGGTTGTAGCATGAGCAGGCGGGGCAGATGCGGACAGGGGCAATCCCACCCCCACCTTTGCCTTTTTTGCGCGGGATGACGGGATCATTTATTGGCCCTAACCGCCTCGTATTACCGGCAAAATCCAAGACCAAGCAATTTTCTTTACCTAGACAGGGTCTAGTCCCCCTCCCAAGCATTTGGACCCATAAACCGGGCGATGATGTAGGACGGAGCATGACAATCATATCTATGTCCGGAAAGTCGAACCCAGTAGTTAAGACGTTATTGTTTACAACCGCCCGGTAAGTCCCGTTACGGAATTCTTTAATCGTCTTTTCCCTATCCGCTTTCTGCATATCCCCAGAGACCACCGCTGCCGGAACACCCATCAGGGTTAGCATTTCTGCGATATGGGCAGCATGCGTCAAGCCTGCTGAAAATACCAACCAATGCTTCCTGTCATGTCCTAAGGAGCAAGCCTCTTGCAAGGCGGCGGCAGTTACCGGTGTCTTGTCCACCGCCTCTTGGAGTTCTTTCTGGATATATTCTCCGCCAACTTTTCCGACAGCGGACACGTCTAGCTCCGTTACAGTTTTGCGGCAAATAAGGGGCGATATGAACCCCTCTGCTATTAGACGGTTAAACGTCTGGCGCTCCGTTAAATCGTAGCAAACGTCGTTAAAGATTCCGCCTTCCGTAATCATGCCCATGCCTAAGCGGTAAGGGGTAGCGGTTAGTCCTATTACCTTTAAGTAAGGGTTAACTTCCCGTAAGTCCCCTATAAACTTCAGGTACTGGGTATTTTGCCCATCACCTACCAAGTGGCATTCGTCTATTAAAAGCAAATCTATCTTGCCAAAGTCTGCCGCCCTCTTGGCAACGGTCTGGATACCAACGAAGGTAACAGGGGCTATATCCCGGCGGCCGACAGAGGCGGAATAGATCCCGGCAGGTGCTGTCGGCCAATGGTCAACCAACTTCTTATGGTTCTGCTCTATAAGCTCTTTGACGTGGGTTGCAACTAAAATCTTTTGTCCAGGATAGTTTTCCAACACTCGCCTGCAAAACTCGGCAATGATGACGGACTTGCCAGTGCCTGTCGGCATAGCCACAATCGGGTTTCCCGCTTGGGTTGCGAAGTATTGGTAGATACTATCGACAGCCTCTTCTTGATAGTAACGAAGTTTCATATTTACTCCATAGGATGGGCGACGTAACTTTGGCAACCCGTCTTCATTAAATCTTTTTCAATAACGGAATGTGGCTGGCTTTTTTCGCATACCCATTGGCTGTTGCCAACTGGGGTACTATGGCAGCAAGTTCTACAGTTTTTAGCAGGGGGCGCTTTAAGGTGGCAAACCCCATGGTGGTCACACCACTTACACTCATACCAAGAGGGGCTGGTATTAATCTTAGGCGGGGGCTCTACTGCGTCTACGATGTGCTTGGCCCTTTCTAAGTACTTTGTGTAAACGGTTTTATTAAAGGCAACAACCTCGTCATATAGGTTGTCAGAATTCTTGTCTATTGCCAGGTAAAGGGCACGGGTTAGTTTGTACTCCCCCATGTACATCTGCATCTGGATGTAGTGGGTAGGTTTGGACATCTCCACCCCATTGGAGACCAAATCTTTAAAACTCTTTTCATTATGCGTCTTAAATTCCAGCAGGTATGGGGCGCCTGGCAAGACACCTACACCCACCCCATCTATCTCCCCACCGTAATGGCCCTTGTAGCCGATAAAGCGGAATTGCTTACCCGTCTCTGGATTTTCCTGGTAAACGGTAACGCCCGCCTGTCTTAGCCATCCGACAAACCGGTCCTCCTCTAAATGCCCACGGTTAAATAAACGCAGGGTGGATGCCTTAAATGTGACAGGGGTTGCCCATCTAAAGGCGTACCAAATCTTTCGGGGGCAAGCCTCCCCAATGCTGGATGCGCCAAGGTGGGAGCGAAACTCCTTGTCTTGCCCCGCCTCTAGCGCTTGGTCAATTGCCTGGACAACTATTCCCATATCTTTCTCCTTGTTAAGGTAAAGGCGCTTAGTAACGCCTTTAACCTAACACCCCCTCTCGGGGGCATTACTCTTACTTAGCCCATGGAGGGACAGAAGATGCCGCTTGCTGCATTACCGGGTTATAGACAGTTGCCTGTGGGTTAAAACTGGGCGCTTGGGCGGCAGGCGCTACGAAAGACGGGACGGCGGGGGCTGTCCCTTCTACTTTCCTATACCCGGCAACCTCATTAGACTCCCCGTACTGTCCTTCAGCAGGGCGTACCTTTACTTTAACGGATAAAGGGATCCCGTGGAGCTGGGTACTGTCTTGGAGGTTAATGACACCCGTGGCATGGCAGATAGAGGACAGGGTCTGGTAAGCAATCTCCACCGCCTTAGGGTTTTTGTTGTTAAGGTTAAGGCGGTCGAAGATTTTGCGGTTGGCCGCCAAACCATCAATTACCGTCATCGTCAAAGAAAGGTAAGACCCTGTGCCATCCTTGGTAGGCTTCATTTCCGAACCCGTTATACGGGCGTTGTACCAGCCTGCTGGTAGGATGTCGTAGGACTCTTGGGGCGCTACGCTTGCTGCGTTAAAGTTAAGTTGTGCCATGGTTAATTACTCCTTAGTGGTTGAAAGAATCTTGTTAAAAACGTGGGTCAAATCAGGAGGCTCCAACGCCTCCAATACACCGCTCCGATCTTTAGCCTCGGATTGGATGTCGGGATGGGTCCGAAGGTAACGGTACTCAACACCATCCGGTGTCTTACCAATACCAATCTGGAACACCTCATCAAACAGGTAAGGCAACTCTGCCCCCAAGCGCGCTCCCGGCATAGATGGGCCGTAGGTAACTGCCCCAGTAACCGAGTCCGTTAAAACCGATTGCTTGGCTGCCATTACCACATGCTTGCCGGAAATGTCACGAAAAGATTTAAGCGTAATCATCATCTTTTCAATAAGTTCGCCATAGGCTTGCCGTGGGTCTTTTACCTGTGCTTTGGCATTGGCTAGCACTACCTCCCCGATCTCGCTTATGCTGTCGATGTAAATAGTTTCAAACGCCTTTGCCTCTTTGGACGAAATTGCCCAGTTATAGGCTTCGGTCAGGTCATCTACTGTCCGAATAGTAATTACCGGAATGTCGACATCGCGCAGGGAAAGCATCCCCGACTCTGCTGACAAGATAACCGGTTTGGGGGCGGTTCGGGCCAGGTAGGTCTTGCCATGACCTGCCTTGCCATAAACCAGGCATTTAATGCCGTGGAGCGCCGCAGCTTGGCGGCTAGAGACTAACGAAATTGCCACTTGGGACTTCCTTTCTTGCTGGTTGAGAAAATGGTTACCCCTGCCCGGTTAAGGGCATGGGGTTAGAAATACACTTATTGGGTAAGGAGGTCTAGGGCGCGCTCTTTAAAGCGGCCTGCCTGCCCAAACCAGGCGTCCATGAGACGGGCGGACTGGTTACGACCTTTCAGGTGGTCAATATACTCTGTCACCGCATTAAGGGCTCCCCATGCAGTTCCTGAAATTGCGTCTTGCCCGGTGCCCAACTGGCCACCATCAAAAAGGCTAACAATCTTTTTATAGGCAGCGGACTTACGGATCTGGTCTCCGTCAATCTCGCCCTTCTCTGGCTGCATTAACGTAATAAGAAACTTGTCCATAGCGGACTGGTTAAAGGACAACCCGGCAAGCTTGGTTGCTTTCTGCGTAAACGCCTCAAACTCGCTAAGGCTAATCTCTAGCCCTGCCCGGACCTCCTCTGCCCGAAAGTCGGTGGAGTGGGGAATGCGCACTTGGCGGTTGCCATTTTCACCCAAAGCAATTTGGATAGTATTACGGCAAACTACCCGCGTTGCTACCAGCTTTGCAATTGTCGGGGTAGACATATCGTAGGAGGTGGAAAGCATAAGGTAGGGGGCAATCTTGTCGTCTTTAACCAAGTAATCGTCACCCATACGGGCAAGTGCCCAGATTACTTTGCCGCCAGAGAGGGAGCCTGCGGTCTCCATCTGCGCATCGGTCTTGCCAGTAACTTCGCGAAAAAAATCTAGAATGGTTTCGGGCTGGACCGTGCGGTAACCGCTAGAGACGACAGACAGAGGGGCATGGGTGTCGCTGCGAAACAGAACCTTACGGTTGTTAAAGCTCTTAATAACGTTGTCGACGGAAAACTCCACCGTGGACTCTTTAACTGCCCAGTCAAGACCGGCCGCCTTCGTCCACTCGTCGATGCTTGCGTCTGGGGTAAGTTGCTGTCCCAGACCGTGCCAAGGGAGGTCGCCCACAAATGCAATTGCCGGGACGCCAGTAGTCATATCGATTTCATGTGCCATGATAAATACCTCTTTGTTTGTGAAATTAAATTATAACGACTGCCCGAAGGCAGTCAAGCAAATTACATACCTTTTGGTGGAATAAGTTCCATCGCGGGGGTTCCGGGCTTGGTGGTCAACACCTTGTCAACTGCTACCCGGATAGCATCGTCCAACTTCTTATAGTCGGCCACCGAAAGTTCGTATTTGGTTTTAATAAGTGTCGGGGGAGCTTTCATCTTTTTCAGATCTTTAAGCAACTCCGCTACCTTGGTTTGGTCTAGCGTCCGGGTATAGGGGACGGTTGCTTTTAGCACCCACCCGTCTTGGAGGTCGAGCGCATTGGCGCCCTCATCCGTTAGGGGAAAGCCTTCGGCAAAGAGTTCTTTGCGCAGCTTCATTTCTTGCTCCTTAATACGGGCAAGTTCCAGAGTGGCTAGGCGCCACTGTTCTAATTTAGCATAGTCCATTGGGTAATCCTTTAAGTTAGTTTCCAAGACGCACCTAAGTGCGTTTCGGCCGATACCACTCGGCCTCATCAGTTGGGATCGGTTTACCCTTTCCTGTAGTGAACCCGGACATAACGGGCCATTGCGCGAAGCATGACAGGCTTGGGGATGTTGTACTTTGCGGCCCAAGCGCGCGCTATCGTTGGCAGGGCATCGGCGCCAATGTGGGGCAAAATATGGTGCTGGGCATGGATGATGCGTTTAGCATCGCGGGCGTTTAGATTCGACTGCATGGTAACCTTTCGTTGGGGTTAGTTTTTAAAACGCAAGCACTCTGCATAAGTGCCGGTAAAGATAATGCGATAAGTTCCGTTACGAACTACATCACCTTTACAAACGATGGTGTTGCCATTAGCGTCACGTTGGGCGGTATACATGCTATGCTCCTTTAATTACTTTTTGACGCACATTTCGTAATGGGCGCCGTCTGCGGTGTTATACTTAATCCCCGCCTTCATACAGGCAGCCAAGATCTCTTTGCGGCTGGTGACACCAGCGGACAGGAGGTCGGAAATAATTACCTTGGCTGCCTGCCAAGGCTTAACGGCGCCTACCACTTTGGCAGCCTTTACCGCCTTGGTAGGGACGGGTTGGCGGTAAGCCATCTCCGCCATCAACTCCGTTACGCGTTTTTCTGCGGTCACCCGATCGCGAAACTTCTTAACCGGCTTGACTGAATGCTGGTTATAGAAAGCGACCAGTTGGAGGCCAGTGGACAGGCGAACGTTGATAGTTGGTTGGGACATTTAAGAACTCCTAAGTTTGTGTTGCTGGAGCCCCAATTATGGACTTATACCAGTATAGTCTTTTAGGGCAAACCCTACCTTTTGTTATATAAATTTTTATACCAAAGTGGAACCCGATTGGCAGAACCTATCTATACTAACTAGGTAGGCATCCTGCCCACCCTTACCTACAATAGATGTCTTGGTTTACATAGAGAGAAAGAGACTACTGCAATGCTATCACCCCAACAAATAGACGCCATCCCACTAGCACTAAGAGAGCTTACCCAGTGGGTAGGGGCGGAGAATAAAATCCCCATCAGCCCCCACACCTACCAGGCGGCATCGGTAACAGATAGCCAGACGTGGGGGACGTTCCAACAGGCGCTAGACGGGCTTTACCATGAAAAGTACACCCATATTGGGTTTGTTTTCACAGACAACGACCCGTATGTGTTTATAGACCTAGACGCACCAAAAGAGGACGGCAAGGTAATCCCCGCCTCTGACCAAAGGTTCATAGACCAGGACAATAAGAGTAAGTCTTGGGTCCAGGCGTTTAACTCCTACACCGAGCGCAGCCAGAGTGGGTTCGGATACCACATCATCATAGAGGCCAAGTTGGCCCAGGCGGTAAAGATAAAGGGGGTAGAGATGTACTACTCCAAACGGTACGCCATATTTACAGGACAGGCCATCATTCCGGCCCCGATCCAAAATAGGCAGGCTACACTAGACCAGGCAATAAGTTCTTTAAAACTTGCACGCAGGATAGTAGAAACCAATCCCGATGCCAAGTTTACCCAACCCGTTTTGACAGACGACATGGTGCTTACCAAGTTGTCTAATGCAGCAAATGCGGACTCCGTTAAATTCCTCTGGGAAGGCAAATGGCAGGGAGACTATCCGTCCCAGTCAGAGGCGGACCATGCCCTCCTCGCCCACCTCTGCTTTTACTCTGGAGACGATGCCCAGGTTGCCAGGCTCTTTAGGCAGTCCCAACTAGGACAGAGGCCGAAGGCGAATAACGCAAGAGACCCGTATGTGGAGACAAGCATAAGGAACATCCGCAAATCCGCCCCACAGCCCATAGACTTCACCAACTTCAAAGTCCCTCCCCCACCTAAGGCGCCTCCCCCAGTGGTTAACAGGGTCTACCCCAGACCACCAGATGTGTTGGGGGAGCTTGCGGATTTTATTTATGGCGCCTCTATCCATCCGGTAAAGGAAATTGCCTATGCAGGCGCCGTTGCCTGGACAGCGGGGGTGTTGGGCCGGCACTTCAACATCTCCGGAACCGGGCTTAACCAATACGTCTTAATCCTGGCCGCTACCGGCAGGGGTAAGGAGGGGGCGGCAGATGGGATAGATTTGGTTTACCAAACCCTTAGGACCTCTATCCCGGAGGTGGAGACGTTTCGTGGGCCTGCAAACTTTGCCTCCGGCCCTGGACTTATTAGGACGATGGCGGAGAGGGACATTCCATGCGCACTAGCAGTTGTGGGGGAGTTTGGGCTACGCCTATGCGCTATGGTGGACCCGCGGGCCAATGGGGCAGAAATCACCCTCAAAGCCGCCCTGCTGGACTTCTTTTCAAAGTCAGGGGAATTTAAAACCCTGTCCCCGACAGCCTATTCCGATAGCACCAAGAACACAAAGTTGCTAGACTCCCCTGCCCTTTCCATTCTTGGCCTATCCACACCAGAGACGTTTTTTAATAAGTTGACAGAGTCGTCCATTACCGACGGTCTTATTCCCCGTTTCCTAACTGTCGTCTATGAAGGTGATAGCCAGGTGTCCAATAAGAATAGGGTCATGGGGATGCATCCACAACTAGAAACCAAGCTCTTAAAGGCGGTGGAGACGAGCATATACATGAGTAGGAACAACACCTACTGCCATGTCCCGATGACAGATGCAGCAACCCGTGTCATGGATGAGTTTGAGCTCCATATAGTTAACCGGATGAATGGGTTTGGGGGAGATGGGGCGGTGGTGGCGATTCTTAACCGCGCCCATTTAAAGGCGCTTCGCCTTGCCGCCCTTGCCGCCTGCCTATCTAACCCCTCCAAGCCGCAGGTGACAGAGGGGTATGCCAAATGGGCGGTGGAGTTTGTGGAAACCGATCTTGCCTTTATGTTCGCAAGGTTTGAGAAGGGTGATGTGGGGGAGGGGGATAGTAAGCAGATGATGGTGTTGCGCAAGTCCCTTCATTCATTCTTCAACCCTTCCCGTCCCCCAACGAAGAACGAAAGGTGGTTGGAAATGCTGTCCAAAGGCGCCATCCCTCACAGCCTTATTTCCCAGAAATTGCTATCAACCTCCTGCTTCGTCAACGACCGCAGGGGTGCAACTGCTGCCCTTAACGCCTGCCTCAAAGAGCTCATGAACATGGGGGAGGTAAGGGAAATCCCTAGCCAGCAGGTCCAGACAGAATTCAAGACTTCGTCCAAGGCGTATGTCCTGATTGATGGGTAGGAGGGGTGTTTATAAGATAAAACAAAATTTTATCCTCGCTAAGTCGTTGATTTACAACATTTATCTTTTTATCTTTTTATCTTGGTAAAAGACTAAAACATACAAACAACTACACATGTGCGTATAATAAATGTAATGAAATGTAATTTAATTATAAAAAGATAAAAAGATAAAAATATAGAAATCAATGACTTAGACCAGATAACGATTCTATAAAAGAAGATATTCATTTTTAACAGGAGAAAGCTATGGTACCAGGCGGAAACAGGAACAAGGGGCATGATGGGGAGCGGGAGGTGATTAAGATCTTGGCGCCTCTGGTGACGGAGGTGATAGGGGAATCGTCTTTGCGCAGGAATTTGAACCAGACGAGGCAGGGCGGGCATGATATTTGTGGACTGGAGCATTTGGCGATAGAGGTTAAGCGCTGCGAGACCCTAGAGATAGAGAAGTGGTGGAAGCAGACGTTAAGGCAAGCGGAGGAGGCGGGGGGAGCTATTCCGGTGTTGATGTATAGACAGAACCGGAAGGCTTGGAATGTGGTTATGATAGGACGGGTGGGCAATATGCTTTGCCGGGTTAGCATAAGCATGGAGACGTTCGGGATGTGGTTAATGGGGGATTTGAAAGACAGGGTTATAAGGGGTGAAATCATAGCAAGGCATGGGTTCTTTGAAAAAGAATCAAAAGTGCCTACAATAACGTCTGTAGACGTTATAGAGGTGGGTTTGAATTGAAAGGATGGTGTCTATGGCAACAAGAGGTGGGGCGAGGCCAGGAGCGGGCAGAAAGAAGCAGCCTGGATCGGACAAGCCGGCAAGAGTTCCTACTAAGACGCAGGTCCAGCCGAAGGCGCCTGCACTAAACATGGCGGCTAAGAAGCAGTTGACAGAGAGGTTGATTGACAAAGTGCTGGGCATGAGCATTACCCCGCTGGAGGTCATGCTTAACACCATGAAGCTTCATTACGACCAAGGCCAGACTGCGCTAGGGGCAAGGGAGACGGCGGAGGACGCCGACATGAAAGAGCACTTGCTGAGGCTGGCCAAGGCAGAGCTTAACGCATCCTCCCAGGTTGCAGAGAAAGTAGCACCCTACCTCCACTCCAAGCTCCAAGCGGTAACGCTTAAAGGGGACAAAGACAATCCACTGGACTTGGGAGTTAACTTGCGTGGGTTAGACGATAAGGAGCTTGCAACTATGCAGCAACTTATGGCAAAGGCGGCGGGGCAATGAGCGATTTTAAAAAGAACCTCTTCTCCCAAGGCCAGACCTTCTTTACCCAAGATGAGTTCAACCGCGCCCTGTCCGATGTGAAGGCTGAAATCATGGGTATGGCAATCCAGGCGACGCATATAGCAGTGGCAATGGAGAGGGAGGCCTGCGCAAAGATGGCTGACGAATGCGTTAACATCGAAACCTTGGGCGAACAGATCCGTAACCGCATCCCCTCCCAGCGCCAATGAACGCACCGCTAAGCCCGGCAGTAATGCTTGACCTCATTGCCAAGGAGCAAGAAAGGCGGGCGGCAAGCGCTAGCCTTTACGAGTTTGTCAAGCAGTGCTGGCCAGTGGTAGAGCCCGGAACTACTTTTATTCCGTCGTGGCATATCCAGGAGATATGTGAGCACTTGGAGGCGGTAAGCGCTGGGGACATCACCCGCCTACTTATCAACATCCCTCCCCGCCATTCCAAGTCGACCATTGTGTCTGTAATCTGGCCCATGTGGGAGTGGCTGGAGTATCCGCAGCATAAGTACCTGGCGGCGTCCTACTCTAGCACTTTGTCCATCCGGGACAACTTAAAGGCCAGACGGCTCATCCAGAGCCCGTGGTACCAAGAGAGGTGGGGACACCTCTTTGCCTTTGCCGGAGACCAGAACGCGAAGCAGAGGTTTGAGAACGACAAGACGGGTTACCGGATAGCAACCTCTGTCGGTGGAACAGCAACGGGGGAGGGCGGGTCTCGCCTGCTGCTAGATGACCCGCATGGCGCCCAAGACGCCCAGTCGGACGCAATGCGTGAGTCTGCCCTAGAATGGTTCGACCAGGTGTGGTCTACCCGGCTTAATAACCCGAAGAAAGATGCGATGATTACGGTCATGCAGAGGCTCCATGAGCGGGACATAAGCGGGCACATCATAGAGGACCTCGGTGGGTGGGAGCATATCTGTATCCCTGCGGAATGGGACGGGAAAGTGCGCAGGACCATGCTCGGCCCTTACGATCCCCGTACCAAGAAAGGCGAACTCATCTGTCCCGAACGCTTCGGGGAGAAGGAGATAACAACCCTGAAGCAGTTGTTGGGTATCTACGGAACTGCGGGCCAGCTCCAGCAAGACCCGACGCCTGCCGAGGGCGGGATACTTAAGGTGGACAACTTTAAGCTCTGGGACGCAACCAACGGCTTGCCGCAGTTCGAGTACATTGTCCAGTCCTACGACTGCGCCTTTTCAGAGAAGACCAACAACGACCCGACGGCATGTACCGTCTACGCCGTCTTCACCTACAAGGGCGAACGCAACGTCATGCTCATAGATGCGTGGGATGAGCATCTAAGTTACCCAGACCTGCGCAAGCGGGCGATTAAGGAGTGGTCGTCCGAGTACGGGGAGAGTAGTAAGGCCAGCCCTTACGCCCGTCCGCGCAGGCCCGACAGGGTACTTGTGGAGGCCAAGGCGTCCGGGCAATCCCTGCTCCAAGACTTGCGCTTGGCAAAAGTGCCAGCAGTAGGTTATAATCCTGGAAACGCAGACAAGACCGCCCGTGCCCACCAGGCCGCCCCTACCTTGGAGCTTGGCATCCTCTGGATCCCAGAGTCAAGCAAAAACAAGGGCCAGCCGGTAAGCTGGGCAGCGTCTTTTCTGAAACAACTTGGCAAGTTTCCTACGGCGGAGCACGATGATTACGTTGATACCTTTACCCAAGCTATCATCTACCTCAAGAATGAAGGCTGGTTCAAGCTCCCCGAAGCCAAGGACATGGACAAAGTTGTCCGTCCGAAGCGGGACTTCATTAACCCTTATGCGGTGTGACCTGCTATGAGCATCGAAGCCGTACTTTGGAACGCAGCGCTTACAGTCTTGCTTGCCATTATCGGTTGGGGCATTAGAACCAAGGAACGCGAGTTAGACCTACAGCAACAAGAGCTTGCCCGTGTCACCATACTCATCAACCGGACACGGGAAGAAATTGCCAAAGAGTATGTGACCAAGACCGATCTCCACCAAGACGTCAACCGCATTCTGGACAGAATAGACCGCCTGGATAGCAAACTCGACCTCTTTATCAAGGAGCACCGAAATGCCTAACCCCCTGTCCGGCCTCGGTGCACTCAGGGCCATCCTTGCTCGGGAAGCGCCAGCCCAGGCAGAGTCCATTCTCCAGGCTTTGAATAGAACCGCCCGTACCGGCAACGAAACAAGTGTAGTAGGCTCTAGCCTTACCTCTAACCCCAACTTTCTAAGCACCCTTACCGAAGGCACAGCTCACTCCGTTATTCCCAATGCGGCAGACAGAAGGCGGGCGCTCTTTAGTGGGGAGCCCATAGCGGATTTCCATACCCATCCAGAGGCAATACCCTTCTCCGTCCGTCCTAGCCAGGCAGATATTGTAACATGGCGGAATAGCGTACCCGACCCACTCTTTAGCCGTACGGTATCGTCTTCTCCGGAGATGCGCGTCATGATAGCCACTCCGCCTGTTAAGGGTGATGTAGGTGAGAGGGCTAAGACGGCGAGCATGTTCTTTGGAACGGACCGCCCGCGGACAGTCTTTAACCCCAACGACTTCAACAACGCCCGTTACGAACTCCAGCGCGGGTTGTCTAAGGGCAAGTTAGGTGACTACATGTCCGACCCGAATATCCGGGACGCAGTAGAGAACTACGGGGTAGATATGGCGAACATGGTGGGGGAGATGTCCCCGCTTGCCCTTATGCGCCACTACGACGTTAACCGCGGCCTCGGGCGCTCTGAAATCAACCTCGGCGGGGTATCAGAAGTTCCGGGAGGTTGGTTAACCGACAATGACTTGTTTGAATTCTTTACCCCCGGAATGCTAGACCTGCTTAAAAGCAAGAAACTTGCCACTGGCGGGTTGGTAGAGCCTGCCAAGAAAGGATGTAGCTGTGGACACTAAGACTGCTGCCGATATCCAACGCGCCCAGAGCGAGTATTTCCGCTCACCGCTAGCTGCACTTAACCAACGCTTAAACGCAGGTATTCCCACATCGCGCAAATCCGTCATCGGCGCCAAGATGGTAGAGCGTCCGGAGACGAGCCCGTTAGAAGCCTTGTCGCCCAAACTTGCCGGGTTGCTGGAAGGTGCCTCTGGGTTTGGCTACTTTGGGGGCAGCCCGTCAGACGTATCCCCTTCGGGAGGCGGGAGCGTCTTGGACCCTGCCTACATGAAGCGTAAAGCGGAAATGCAGGAAGGGGCAGAGTATGGCTACCCCATTGGGACAGCGCTTGCTTTGCCCTTCGGGGGCAAGCAGCTGGGCCAAGCTGCAGGTGCATTGGGCAACCTTGCAAAGTCCGAAGCTGGATATAAGCTGGCTCAGAAAGCGCTGGATTCCCCGATGCTTCTTGGAGCCGCTAGCCCAATGAACGTCATCAAGAATAAAGGCGGCAACTGGTTAACAGGTGACATCCCTGCAACTTTAAAACCTCTTCGCAGAACCCCTGACTGGATGAGTGGGGAGATGATTAACGAAGCTTCTGGTGATTGGGGATTGTGGGATAAGATTGTTGCAGAAAACGGTCACCGCGATCCCCATGGTTGGATGCAAAAGAACAGGCCCGACGTTTACGCAAAGATGCTTGGTGAAGAAAGCACAGCCCTTAACCAATGGATCGATAAAAAGCTTGCCAAGTACGTCCAGAACGAGATGGGGACGCCCGAAGACCCATTGCGCGCACTAGCGGAGCGGGGCATTAGCCACCAACCTCTTTATGAAGGAATGTTAGGCGGACCGGCTTCTCGCAATGACAGGATGGAGGCGGGCTTTCCAAGGGAGGGGCTTGCCCAGAGTCCGTTAGCCCAGCAATGGGAGGCGATAGCAGACAATGCTATTAGATCAGTGACCGCTAATAGCCGCATCAGGCAAGGTGAAATGCCTAACTCTTTTAGAACAGCTCACCTGGATTTAGAAAAAAACCCGTGGTTAAGAGACCTTCCTCCAAATACCCCTACCTACGATCTTAGCTCAGCCTTTGACAACGCCCAGTTCGACCACTTGGTGGATGAATTGCATAATGTTATTCGCGAAGGCTCGGACTTGCCGCAAGCCCTCCGCTGGACGCCTTCAGACCTGTCTAAAGTCACCGTTCCCCAAGCGGTGGAACGTTTGGCTGCAGTAAACAAATACCGGCAAGAGGAAGAGGCAGTTGCTAACCAAGAGAAGGCGAATAACTCCGCCACTATTCTTCACAAAGAATATCCGGGCCAACCCTTTAAGTGGGTAGAGTTTAAGAAACCCGAGGTGACAGAGCTCCCGCCTGGTTACTTGATTTCAGAACTTCCTAACAAGCCCGGATGGTTTGCTGTTATGGGTAAAAACGGGCGCTCTACTGGCGGGGTTGGAAAGACTCCGGAAGAGGCTTTTAAGAATCATGATTTTGGAAAAAATATTCTCCAAGACGCCCTTGACTATGAGGGTTCAACCATGGGCCACTGTGTCGGGGGTTATTGCCCTGAGGTAGAATCGGGTAAGCACCGAATCTTCTCCCTGCGTGATGAGTCGGGCATGCCCCATGCGACAATTGAAACTATAAAACAAGATTTCCACCCCATCGGTTACAGTTGGAAAGGGGGACAGCAAACGCGGGATTCCTTTCCAGAAAATTTTACATACACATTTGGACTAGACAAAAAGCTACCACCGGACCAGCACGAAGCTGTTTACAATCGGGCAAAAGAACTTTATGATAAAAAGATAGAAGGGATGGATCCTGCTAACACATCCATTTTGCCTTTTGACATAGCAAGGATGGACGCCTTCCAACAAGCAGCAACTGAGGTAATAGGCCCTTCTCCTGATTTTATTAATCAAATTAAAGGGTCGGGCAAAAAAGACCGGCGCCAAGACTTACGCCTTGGTACCGATACAAAACCTGGACCAGACGATCACCTTTTGCCCTATATCCAAGACTTTGTTAAAAGCGGGACATGGAGTGGGGTAGATGATTTACATAACGCAGGATTGTTTGACACCTTTGACAAAAATGAAATGCTAAAGCTCCTCCAGCGCGTTTCACCAGAACGGGATATTGAGCAAGGGGTTGCTAATTTTTATAACGCCCACTCCCAGCTTCCAGATCGGCCTCGCTTTATGACAAGCCGAGAGGTAGAAAATATGCTTGCCCCGCCTGCGGAAGGTTTAGCAAGGGGCGGGTTAGTCTACAATCCCGCCAAGGTAGACGAACTTGTTGCCCGGCATTACGGGACGGAGTACGATCCGGCTAAAGTAGACGCAATAGTCAACTCCCTAAAAGAGGAAATGTATGGCTGAAGAAGACACCAAAGGTATGTCCGCCGATGACGGGGAGACAGTAGAGCTGGACAACGAAGACTCAGACGTTACCGAGACCGATGACGGCGGGGCAATGGTCAAAGTCGCCAACGAAGACGATGACCGGATACAGCAAAAGCACTTTGCCAACATCTTAGAAGATGTTGACCAAGCAATGCTTAAAGAGGCCATTACCGACCTCTTAGATAAAATTGCCAAAGACAAGGAAGCCCGCGCCAAGCGCGACAAACTTTACGAAGAAGGCCTCCGCCGTACCGGGCTAGGTGACGATGCTCCCGGAGGCGCGCAGTTTACTGGTGCCAATAAAGTCGTCCACCCCATGCTGGTAGAGGCTTGCGTGGACTTTAGCGCACGCGTAATGAAAGAGCTTTTCCCACCCAGTGGCCCTGTCAAGAGCAAGATCTTGGGAGCCCAGGACAAGGAGAAGATGGAACGGGCGGAGCGCAAAGCAGAGTTCATGAACTGGCAAACGACGGAGCAGATGCCTGAGTTCCGAGGTGAGCTTGAGCAACTAAGCACCCAGCTCCCGCTCGGTGGCGCCCAGTACATGAAGTTTATGTGGAATGCGCAATACAAGCGCCCGGTATCGGAATTCATTCCCATAGACGATGTCTACCTGCCTTTTGCTGCAACCAACTTTTATTCTGCAGAACGCAAAACCCACGTCCAATACATCACCAAAATGGAGTATGAGAAACGGGTGCGCAGGGGCATGTATATTGATACCGACTTGGGCATGCCGGGAGAGCTGGAGTTTAGTAAATCCACCATTGCCAATGACAAGATTGAAGGACGCAAAGACACCTCCTACAACGAGGACGGTTTGCGGACGATCTTTGAGGTGTATACGCATTTAGATTTTGGAGATGGGCCTGACCCCTACATCCTAAGCATCGACAAGTCTAGCGGCAAGGGTCTTTCCCTTTACCGCAACTGGGAGCCGGATGATGATTACCATCGCGAATTAGACAACATCGTGGAGTTCCCGTTTGTGCCTTGGCGGGGCGCTTACCCAATCGGGCTCACCCACATGATTGGTGGGCTAAGTGGGGCGGCAACAGGAGCCTTGCGCGCTTTGCTAGACAGCGCCCATATCCAGAACGTCCCGACACTCCTTAAACTTAAAGGCGGTCCAGGAGGCCAAACCCTTAACGTCCAGCCGACAGAGGTTGTGGAAATGGAAGGCGGGGCGTTGGTGGATGACGTTCGCAAGCTGGCCATGCCCTTGCCCTTTAACGGCCCTAGCCCTGTCCTCTTCCAATTGCTTGGATTTGTGGTAGATGCGGGTAAAGGGGTTGTCCAGACGTCGTTTGAGAAGCTGTCCGACGCCCATATGAACCAGCCGGTAGGCACCACTATGGCGCTTATTGAACAGGGAATGGTGGTTTTTAGCTCCATCCACTCCCGTTTGCATAATTCGATGAGCCGGTCTTTCAAGATCCTCCACCGTCTTAACTCCGCTTACCTGACGACAGAGGATGTGGAGGCGCAGAAATCCGGTTTGGAGATCGATCCATCCGATTTTGACGGCCCGTTAGACATCGTTCCGGTAAGCGACCCTGCTATTTTCAGCGAAACCCAGCGCTTCGCCCAAGTCCAGGCCATACTCCAGCGGGCAGCAATGATGCCCCAAATGTATGACCAGCGGAAAGTGGAGGAGCTGTTCCTTCGCAACCTGAAAATAAGTGACGATGATGTCCTCCAACCTAAGCCTGCCTCCGAAGACGTTGACCCAGTAAGTGAAAATGTGGCGGCAGCAATGGGGCGCCCGGTGTATGTCTTGCCTAGACAGGACCATGTCGCCCACATAATGACGCATCTTCCCTTCTTAAAGTCCCCGCTTCTTGGTTCTAACCCGCTAATTGCCCGGACTTACATGATGCCTATGGCAGTACACTTGCGTGACCACCTGCTAAACTACTATTTAGTGGAATCGCATGAGGCGGTTGACAAAGCGCAGCGCCAAGGGCTGATAGAAGACGATTCTGACCAACAAGTTAACGTAATTTTGGAAGTCCAGAAGATAATTGAGCAGCAGTTGGGTTCATTTGGCCAAGAACTTGGACAGATTGACCAAGCGGCCCAGCAATTTAAACAGCAACCGCAAATGCCGCCGGACAGTTCCTTGCAAATTGCGCAGATGAATATCCAAGCCCAGCAGCAGGCTAACCAAATGCGTATGCAGGCCGACCAAGCTAAGGCAAGCCAGCAAATGCAGCTAGATATGGCTAAGCTCCAACAAGCGCAGCAGTTTAAGCAAGCGGAATTTAGCGATAAAGACAAAACGCGGGCTGAAGAGCTCCAGCGTGAGCAACTGCGCCAGGCACAAGAAGACCAACGTCGCCAACTGGAAATGCAAACGCGTTACCAGATGAATACCGACGACAATAATACCGCCTTGCGTCTTGCAGCGGCAGAGATTGCGAGCGGCGAAAAGATCGCCGTTTCCACAGGTACAGGCATCAATCCCGGTGTCTGAAAACTAGGAGAGTAAGAAATGGCTGATAAACCAAAACCCGGCACCGTTCCTATGACGGGCGCCTTTGTTAAGCAGAAGCATCGCATGGCAGCAGGTGACAAGACCAATGGCCAGACGTTGCCCTCCGCCCCCAACACCCCTAAGACTCCCGCGTGAGTATTGAAACTCCCCTGCTTAACCGTATAAAGGCTGAGCAGGCTGCGTTTGCGCTTGAGTCCCTTAGGCGTCCCCAAAACCGCGACACCTTCGAGTACGGGTATCGCGTCGGTGTAGTAGCTGGCTACGAAGCTGCTCTTAATGTACTTTTAACACTTCTAGACGAGGAGAAAAATGGTAACAACGACTTATGAGGACACATTGGCGGAGGCTTTCCCAGCAGTACCTGCTGGAATTCAGCCCTTCGGAAGCCGTGTTCTGGTTCAAATTCGTACCCCTATGCAAAAGACCGCCTCTGGTATCTTTATTGATAGCGGATCGCGGGATACTGAAAAGTGGAATACCCAGGTTGCTAAAGTAATCTCTGTCGGTCCGCTCGCCTTTAAAAACCGAGACACTATGGCCTCTTGGCCAGAAGGCTCTTGGTGTAAGGAGGGTGACTACGTCCGGGTTGCCAAGTACGGGGGAGACCGCTGGGAAGTACCTACCGAAAACGGCGAATACGCGCTGTTTGTTATTTTTAACGATTTGGATATTATCGGCCGTGTAGAGGTCGACCCACTATCCGTTAAAACATTCATCTGAAAGGAGATGGTAAATGGCTGATGTAATGAAAGAGGTCGACGAAGACCAAGACAAACACGAAGTTGTCATTCTAGAAGACGATCCTAATAAAGACCAAGACGACGACAGAGTTGCCAAGAACTCTGAAGACAATGACGAAGGTGGAACGGATGCAGAGCGGGAAGCTATTCGCGAACGCCGTCGCCTGGAAAAACTCGAACGCAAAGACCGCCGGGACAAAGCAATTACCCGTGATAAGACGGAGCTTGATTTCCTGCGCAAACGCAACGACGAGTTAGAGCGCCGGATGAGCGAGCAGGAAAAGCGCGCCTACCAAGCCGACCTTAACAAACTAGAAGCCCAGATCGCAGCCGCTGCCCGAGAGGCGGAGATGGCGGATAAGGTGATAGCCAAGGCGGTTACTGCTGGCAATGGGGACGATGTCACCCAAGCAATGCGTTACCGTGACCAAGCTATGGCAAGGCTCCAGCAGCTTAACCAAAGCAAGCACCAGGCGTCCCAAATGCCCATGCCTAACCAGGCAGACGATGGGGCTATGCAGTACGCCAAAGAGTTCTTAAACGAAAACAAGTGGTACGACATTCATGGCAAAGACGAAGATTCCGCAATTGTGCTTGCCATCGACCAAACGCTCTCCCGAGAAGGTTTCGACCCACGGTCAGAGGAGTACTGGGACGAATTGCGTACTCGTGCGGCCCGACGGTTGCCTGAGAAGTTTAAAACTAAATCTACTGTCCGCTCACCCCGAGGTGGCCCAGAGGTAGGTTCTGGACGGGAGCATGCCCCTACATCTACCCGGACAGAAATCTATCTAAGCCCAGAGCGCAAACAGGCTCTCATAGAAGCAGGGGTATGGGATGACCCAGTACTCCGCCGGAAATACGCAATGCGTTATTCCGAGTATGACCGCGCTAACCGTAGTTAACCGATAGTGGTTGACAATCTAGAAATATGTACTTTATAATTTCCCCAATCGCTGAAAGGAGCGACCTATGTCTGACGAACGCTTAAAGAAATCCGCTGGTGAGAATCGCGAAAGCAGAGCAATGCAAGACCGCGTTGTTGTTGAAAATCGCGAAATTTCTGACGAAGAGCGAGTTGAAATGTTTCGTGCACAATTTTTCCAGTCCTCTTTACCGGACTTACCTAAAATGCCAGGCTGGCACTCGTGCTGGCTAACAACGACTAACCCTCGGGATTCTATCCAGACCCGTATCCGTTTAGGCTACCAGCCTATCAAGCCAGAAGACGTTCCTGGCTGGGAATACGCAACCCTTAAAAC